GCATGTGCAGGACGTAGCCAGCGACGCTGCACAAAATCGTCTCCGCACCTTCCCATCCGAAAGGCGCAGACGGGCTTCGTCAGGTCGCCGGCTTGTTCCAGTGCGGCCAGAAATGCGAGGTGCGCGGCACCCGTACTCGACATCAGAACTTGACCACCATGCCGAGTTTCTCCAACTGTGCCATGACCAGCTTGCGATCATCCTCGGTCTTGCTGCGGTCATTGAAGCCGTTGGGCGCGGTGACCTGGACGGCCACCTTGTGCGCCTTGCGATGGCGCTGCTTGGCCATGCGCATCACCAGCTTGATCTGCGCCGGCACATAGACGGACAGGTCGGGGTTTCGATAATCCTGGCGAGCCACCTCGTAGATGTTCCGGTCGTCGCGACGGTCGGGCTGGATGGTCATCATGCTTTTCAGTTCCTGGACGATCTCCCGATCCCCCGCCTCGTCGTGGGTTTTGCGAAGCGAAGGGCAGGCCACCTTGAGGTGCTGAATGTCGATACGCTCGATGCCCTCGATCCGCTCGCTGACGAGCTTGGCAAGAACGGTCGGCGAGACGAATGCCGAGAGATCGAATTCCAGCATCGGCATGTCCTCGATCGCGCCGTCGGCTGCGAGTACGACATCACGAAAGATCGCAGCCAGGTCGCGCCGAATCTCACGGTCATCACTGAATACGCTCAACGCCCCGGTGGCCGGCTCGCGCGAAAACCGGATCGACAGTGCCGCCAGGTCGTCATGAGAGACCTCCTCCCCATGCTCGACCTTCGGGTAATGGACTTCGGCACCATTGAAGGTAACGGTCATGGTATCCAGCACCTCCTTCGCGGGATCGTCGTCCTCACCCTCATCATGCCGGTGGGCATGGCCCAGGTCGCGGCGGCTGAATTGCTCAATGATGACGTCGTCACGTGGCGCGTTCGGATACAGAAGCAGAATCCTCTCCTTGATGCGCTCCTGCATCGCCTCATCCAGTTTCGGTGTCGGGCCCAGCGGGCCACGGTAATGGCTGGAATACGCTTCACTCCTCCATTGCCGGTTCATCACCTGAACCCGTTCTGCCTGATCGAACCGCTTGCCGCCTGGACGATGCTTCTCGGGGTATTCCTGCTCGAGGTACAGATAGAGCGAACGGCCATGAGGGTCGCAGGGGCGCGCAAGCACCGCCGCATCGGCCTCGTCACCCTCGTCGAACAGGGACAGCACGGCTTGCTTGCCATACTCGTCGCCGAGGATTTCGATCCGCTCGGCAATCCGCTCCAGCCGTTGCCGCGTCACGGAGGAAGCGTCGCCCACCAGTGGGTACAGGGACTTTCGCACCGTCGGAGGCAGAACGCCTTTAGCCTTCTCCATTTTCTCGACGAGCTTTTCCGGTACATGAACCCCCTCGTTTCTGAGCAGGCGGCGAAGCAATGGGATGTTCTTGATCTTGCGCACCAGCCAGACGAGATGCTCCATGTCCGGCAGCAGATCGGGGCCATGGTCGGCCGAAGCCTGCTTTACGCCGTCACTGGGCGTAATGGCAGTCGTTTCCGAATCGGCCTTCGGGCTTTCTTCTTGTGCTTCTTGTTGCTGTTCGGTTACCGCTACCATCACATCTCCTTCAGTGTTGCGCGTTGCGCGAACGCGCAACATTACCACTCAAAAAACGCCGGCTTGTGGCCGGCAACCTGAGTCCGGAGATCCCGGACAACTACCTCAACCGGCGGCTCCCGACAGCAATCCGTATCGCGCCATGCGGACCTTGATGAAGCGACCGTGAACACCGAAGCGCTTTCCAATGGCCTTCTGCAAATTTTCGAGGTCGAAATCGCCAAAAGGCCCGTCCGTTTTGACCGTGAAAGTTGTTGGCGCTTCCTCCTCCAGTAAGCCCGGGCATGCCACCAGCTTCACGTCATATTTTGGAGCCATCTCGATGACAGCTTCGACCAACCGTCGGCGGGGCACCAACAGTGATCCCATGAATTCGTTGGCGCGAAATTCCGCGATCCGCTTTTCCTTCTCCCGTTCAGCCTCGACGATCCTGGCGAGCAGCCCATCATCGTGAGCCGGCGACGCGCCCGGAGACGTCAAGTGGCCGACATCGTGCGTCGTGGTGCGATAGGCCTTTTGCTGCTGTTGATCTGGCGTATCGAAAAGTCCGGGTGAAACCTTCGAATCCGCAATCCAGCCTGGTGCATCGAACACTGCGTGACCGAGCTCGTGGCCAAAGGTACTCAACACCAGTTCCTCCGTCATCCCCTCGCCGACTGGCGATACCAGCAGCGAGACTGCATCTTCACCCGCCCCCGGATCGAACTCGCACAGGCCGCACACCTGTTCTCCGGTTTCATGGTCGGTAACCGGATGATCGAGGCTGACCCACAGGTCAAAACACAGACCATTGACCTTGAGGCTGGAAATCTCGCGCAGGGTTGAGAGTGGCAAGCGGTCTGCATCCTCTGCAACCAGTTGGGCGCGTACCGCGCTCGCGGTCTCCTCGATGGCGGGATTCTTCAGGAAGAGCGGCCGGAAATGACCGGAGTGGCGGTAAACAACCGAGAGCGATGTCATGCTCAACCCTCAGTCTTCGGGCGTTTCCGATAGGCCAGGACGACATCGCCTAGATTCTTCTGTAGTTCCGGCGGCAAGCGGTTGGCCTGCACGAAAACCTCGTCCAAGTCCAAGCCGAGTTGCTGGGCTGCCTTGGTAATCAGGTCATCCTTGGGCGGCTTTTCCATATTGCGTTCGATCCGCGACCAGTACGCTGGCGAGATACCGATTCGCCGGGCGAAGTCGTTCAGGGGGATGTCGGCTTCCTCCCGCTTCTGTCTGATGAAGTCTCCGAATGCCATTGAAAGTTTGTGATGGGAAATTGGTCACCGTCAAGAATATCGAACTCGCCTTCTAGCGTCAACTATTCTGTCAACGCGCAACCGCTCTCAAGGTTGGCTGATTTCGGTATCCCCCGCGAATCCTGCCCAGCAATAAATTGGTCGATTACTCGCCATTACCCTACGTTGCCATCCAGTCGAGAAGATCAGACATATTATCCATGACGGTTGCAATTCCTCGGAGCCGTCATGAAGAACCTCGAACTCACATCCCCCTCGGAGATGTCCGCCCGCGCCCGCGCTGGCGAAATCACCGCCATCCTTGCGGCGAGCATCGTTCGCACACTCGTCGGCGATGAACTTAAACAGAGAGAAGTTGGGCTTGGCTTCCTGCCCAACCAGCGCGTTCATACAACCCCCTATCAACAGGAGAAGTTGTGATGAACGAGAAACAAGCATCTGTCGCGGCGCGGATTGCCGATCTGGCCTGTCTGCCGATGTCTGAGCTCTGGACAGTATGGGATCGGTACTTTCCGCGTCGCCCCGACTACCCGAACCGCACGCATGTCGAGTCGCGCATCGCTTACAAACTGCAGGAGGAAGCCTTCGGTGGTCTCGCCCCCGAGACGAAGCAGCGGCTGGAAGCCATCGGCGCGAAGCATTCCAAGATCAAGCTGCGCGCCAGCAAGCGCGAGTTCAATTTCGCACCGGGCACAGTGATTCTGCGCGAATGGGGCGACCGTGATCACCGGGTGACGGTCAATGCCGAAGGTCGCTTCGAATACGAGGGGCTCACCTTCAAGAGTTTGACGGCGGTGGCCCGCCACATCACCGGCCAGCACTGGAGCGGCCCGCTGTTCTTCGGTTTCGGCAAGGGAGGTGCGCGATGAACGAAATCGCCGCTACCCGCGCCCGCAAGCGCTGCGCCGTCTACTGCCGGGTATCCACGGACGAACGTCTCGACCAGGAATTCAACTCCATCGACGCCCAGAAGGAGGCGGGGCACGCCTACATCGCCAGTCAACGTACCGAAGGCTGGATTTCGGTCGCGGACGATTACGACGACCCCGGTTTCTCCGGCGGCAACACCGAACGCCCGGCACTCAAACGTCTGATGGCCGACATTGAGCGCGGCCAGATCGATATCGTGGTGGTCTACAAAATCGACCGCCTGACGCGCAGCCTCTCCGACTTCTCGAAGATGGTCGAAGTGTTCGAACGCAACGAAGTGTCCTTCGTCTCGGTCACCCAGCAGTTCAACACCACCACCCCGATGGGGCGGCTGATGCTGAACGTCCTGCTGTCCTTCGCCCAGTTTGAACGAGAGGTCACCGGCGAGCGCATTCGCGACAAGATCGCGGCCGCCAAGCGCAAAGGGATGTGGATGGGTGGGGTGCCGTCCATCGGCTACGACGTCGAGAACCGGCAGCTGGTCATCAACGAGGCCGAGGCGGCGGTAGTGCGCCGCATCTTCGATCAGATGCTGACCATCGGCTCACCGACACAGATCGCCGCCAACCTGACCGCTGAGGGCATCACCACCAAGGCCTGGACGACACAGGAGGGCCAGACCCGCAGCGGCACGCGCATCGACAAGAAGTACCTGCACAAGCTGCTGCGCAACCGCATCTACCTGGGGGAGTTGTCGCACAAGGGAAACTGGTATCCCGGCGCGCACCCGCCGATCATCGATCAGGCGCTTTGGGACAAGGTTCACGCGGTGCTGGCCAAGGACGGCCATGCCCGGTCGGTGGAAACCAAGATCAGGTCGCGCACCGACGCCTTGCTGCGCGGCCTGCTCTACACGCCATCGGGCGAGCGAATGTACCCGACCTACTCGAACAAAAGGGGGCACAAGTACCACTACTACGTGTCCAAGTCGGAAAGCCGCTTCGGCGCA